TGGAGTTTGTTTCTCCATCGTGGATCTGGGCACGCAGAAAACAAATTGGGACGGAGAAGAGAAGTGGACCCCCAAGGTTCGCCTTTCCTTCGAACTTCCAGAGCAGACCATCGAAGGCGAAGTGACCGAGAACGGCAAGACCGCCAAGGTTACCAAGCCTATGATCGTCAGCATGGAGTTGACCCGCTCTCTTGGCGAGCGTGCCACACTACGCAAGCACCTTGAGACTTGGCGCGGACAGGCGTTTACCAGCAAAGAACTTGCTTCATTCAACCTAAAAAACCTCTTGGGTAAAGCCGCAATGCTCACGCTGGTTAACAAGACCAGCCAAGCTGGGCGCGAGTATTGCTCCATTCAAGGCTTGGCCAAGTTGCCCAAGTCAGTCAAGGCTCCGACCACAACCGAGAACGACCAGGTGTTCTACGAGATTGAGGAAGGCAAAGGTGGTGCGTTTGCCAACATGCCAGAATGGTTGCAGGGAAAGATCCTTGAAAGCAAGGAGTTGTCAGGTGCGGCCAGCGCACCGCAGGGCAAGGCTGCCCCTGTCGACAACAAAGATGTAGACGGCAACTCGATGCCATTCTAATGGCACTCACAATTACATCAAAAGAACCTGTTCAATCCAGGTTGGTGAAGAGCGAGGATGCGGGCCATTGGTATACAGAGGCTGGTTGTTCTGCTCATATCATGGTTGGCAAGAATGGAGTTGAGCGTAACACCACAGTTGCCGATGCGCGTAAAATGGGGTTGCTCCCATCGGTTACTAGCGTCCAAGGAATCTTACATAAAGAGCAACTGGTATCTTGGCGCATCGAACAAGCTATAATGTCTGCATTAACTCTTCCAAGAGAAGATGGAGAGGATTTAGGAGAATATGCGAAAAGAGTTGTTAAGGACAGCAAGGAACAAACAACAAAAGCAGCAGAGCACGGGAGTCGCATGCACGAGTGCATGGAGAACATTCTCCTTGGAAGATCTGTTTCCACGGACGAAACTCTTGCTCCGTACATCAAGACATTCAAAAATTGGGCAGAAGAGAATGTCGAGAAAACCTACTGGTGCGAGAAAAGCCTTGTGGGCCCAGGTTATGCCGGACGCTGTGACGCATACGTCAGACTAAAGGGAATTGGAGATGCAATCATTGATCTTAAAAACCGCAAGATTAACAAGAAGTACAACGCTGCGCCATGGTATCCAACTGATGCGCAACAATTGTGGGCCTATAGAAATGCGAGCGAGAATCCGCAGTGTGCCTGCGTCTCTGTTGTACTGGCATCAAATGATCCAGAATACATAAAGCATCATCAGTGGGACGAGGATGAATTGTACCAAGCCGGAATAGCTTTCTGCGCCATGCAGAAGGTTTGGTCGTGGGTTAAGGAGTATACCCCACCAGGAATGAAGTTGTAATGGATAACCCTCCCACAATCGAAGAGATGGGTAATGCTGCCTCCGAGATTGTGTGGAGGGTGATGGGAAATGGTTCGGATAAATCCGCATACGGTGAATGGTTCTGGAAGGACAAACCGACCTATGATTACCATATTACACGCTGCGTTAAGCACGCAGTAACCGCTCAACAACAAATCCACCTTAACCATCCAAACCCAGACGAGGCCGGAGAGAATGCGCTTGACCACCTAGAACGTGCGGTGGTAAGAGCCTTGTTCGCGTGGATGCAATTAAAGAAAGGATTACCTAGATTATGAGATGGATTAAGAAAGAATTGGATGAGGAAGGAAAGCCAGAGTGGGCGGTTTATATAGACAAAACCGGCGAGAGCAATGAGTCGGAATGGTCGCACTTCGATACTTACAAGACACGCGATGATGCGGTCAAGGCATGCTGGCATTTCACTTGGGAAGATTACAATTGCAACGATAAATGAAGCTTGCGCTTTCTTGGTTGCTCTATCATATCGGCGACATTCTTAGCTATGGCGTGTCGCGTTATGGCTACGGTTATTCTCTGTATAATAAAATAATGCTTCTCAGCAGCGATCTAGACGATAAGGGAGTGATATGGAAAGATGCCAAATGAAGAAAGCACTAGTCACACAAGCATTCGGAGACAAGTGGCACAAGGTGCTGGAGCTAACCAAGCCGCGCATTGAGTCCTACTGCCAACGGCACAAGATTGATCTTATCACTTTTGAGAAGCCGCTGGTCGAGCCTGTGCAATACAGCAAGTTGGCCATAGGAAACATCATTGCAACCAAGGGATACGAGCAGGTGACGTTTCTGGATTGTGACGTTTTGGTGACAGAAGATTGCGATGACATTGGTGCATTGCTGGAACCAGACTGCACCTTCATGGCACTGGATGAGGGGTCGTATTTAGACCGCAAGCCTGGGTTGCGAGGGTTGGCTGATGCCTTTGGATTCGTACCAGGATGGCAACCTAGCTTTTACTACAACACCGGCGTGTTCGTCATGACACCAAAGGCTGTTGGCGCATTGAGCCAGCCGCCTATTGGCCTGTTCCCAAACCATTTTGCAGAGCAGACATGGATGAACCTGCAACTACACCTGTGGTCCACAGCTACTCTCAGCATAGATCCGATTTATAACTGCATGACTTCCGCAGAGGAACACTTTGGGTTGGATCGCCACAAGGATGCCAACATCATCCATTACGCAGGGCAGAGCGCGGATATGAATAAGCTTATTGAAACCATCAAGGCAGACGATACCAAGCTGAAAGAACTTGGTCGATGACTCCAGTGCGAGTCCAGCAGGAGGACGGCAAGTGGCGTGTGACCACGATGGCCGGAAACCCGATTGGACCGCGCTTGTGGGGTGCTGTGCCTCCAAATGGGTTGCCATCTATAGATGATTTATTTTCAGAAAAGTCTGATGCCCAGAATGCGGCAGATTTATGGAACGCGTATGCCATGTGGTGCCAAGAACGCAGCGGGAAGCGGAAGCGCAGATGATCTCAGCACAATTCACCAGAGGAGATGAGGATGACCGAATCAAACAACTCGCAGGAGAAGTCGCCATCCGAGCCATGCAAGATATCAAGCTTCTTCAGCGCAGAGGTGTGCTGGATGGACTCAGGCTCACCAAAAACCGCATTGGTAAACTTTCGGATTGCAACTGCTATCGGGACGTTAAGGAAGTCAGGTCACTTGTCCGCGACATCAAGAATGGGACTGTATTATTCTGGTGCAAGGTTGCCGGAGTCAGGATTGACCAGTCCACGCTGAACAGGGTAATCAAAAGAGGAATAGGAAATGTTAACTGAATATGCAAAATTTGCGCTTGACTGCCTTACGCAGATTGGAATCATGGTCGTGTTATGCGGGATCACGACAGCAATCATAGCGTTCCTGGGGGGCTTTCTATTCTGGCTCTTGGACCGCGCGAGAAAGGAAAAATCAACATGGATGGATTAGGTAAAATTCAAATCCTTGCCGAGCGCAAGGTGGAGATGGTTGAACTGGACATCGAGGTTGATGATAAGACAAGAGACACTGTTTGTCATGCCGCATTGCGTGAGATAACAAGCGATGGCGATGCCCTGTTTAGTTATGGATTTAACCAAGCACTAAAGAGATTTATTCAAACAAAAGGAAAGAAATGCACACCCAAGAAAAGTTCAAACAAAAAACGCTCACGGCGGTAACTGTACCGAAAGTATTAACCTCCTCGCAGTGCGAGTTGGTGATTCACGATGCCAGCGCAATCGGGATGAAGCGCGCTCCGGTGCTGTCAAAGGATGGAAGACATGTAAGAAGCTGGAATCGGACTTGCGATTCGTGTTGGGTACCAAAATCTGACCTATTCAAATGGCTTTACAACTATGTGGCCGCCGTCACAGACGAAGTCAACAATGAACACTATCAGTTCGACATTACCGACATGCAACAGTTGCAGGTCTTGCGCTACCGCCCAGGGCAATGGTTCCGCTGGCACTTTGATGCCATCGAGACTGAGGGTGACATCCGCAAGATGACGATGGTGATTAACCTATCCAAGCCAAGCGACTATTATCTTGGAGGATTAAGGGTTGATGGCAACTGGCACAATGTGGAGCATGCAGAAGATCAAGGAGCCGCAAGCTTCTTTCCGTCTTGGATGAAGCATTGCGCCCGTGCGCCTATATTTGGAACGCGTTGGGCTTTGGTTGCTTGGATTATTGGACCGCGATGGCGATGAAGACTCCTTTAATCATATCATTCGGTGGCGGAACAAATTCGGCGGCCATGCTGATTGAAATGCAGAAGCGCGGGGTTATTCCAGACCTCATTTTGTTCGCAGATACTGGTGGCGAGCTACCGCAGACTTATGAGTTTGTTAAGATATTTTCTGATTGGTTGGTTAAGCACGATATGCCAGAAGTGGTTACTGTGAAGTACGCCAAGGAAACTCTCGAAGAGAATTGCTTGCGCCAGAATATGCTGCCAAGTCTGGCCTATGGATTTAAGGGATGCTCGCAGAAGTACAAGATCCAGCCTCAAGATAAATTCGCAAACAACTGGAAACCAGCCAAGGATTGCTGGAAGGCTGGCGGTAAATGCTTGAAGCTGATTGGGTATGACGCTGGCGAGCATCACCGAGGGAAGATACCAGAGGACAAGAAGTACATCTATGAGTACCCGCTAGTTCGTTGGGGCTGGGGAAGAAAAAAGTGCGTTGAGGTTGTGGCAGAGGCTGGGTTTAAGCCAGCCAAGTCATCCTGCTTTTATTGTCCAGCAATGAAGAAGCACGAAGTTCTTGATCTTGCCAAGAACCACCCTGCTCTGGCAGAAAGAGCAATAGCAATGGAAAACAATGCTCACCTTAAAACTGTGGTTGGTCTTGGTCGCAACTGGAAGTGGGAAGACCTAATCAGATCAGATGCAAGCCAAATGAAATTATTTGAGGACCTGCCAGACGAAGTGCCTTGCGGGTGTTATGACGGATGACCCACGCTGCTAATCTTCCCCGCCACTTGTACGTCAAGTGCGACATGGAGTTTGTGTCTGATGGCGATAAGCAGGGACTGGAGGACGCTGTCTGGTTCGGCCTAACCGCAGTACCTGGGCGAGCTTGGGGTTGCACTGTGATGCTTAAATGCGGTGCGTTGTACCGAGGCTTGCCATTGCACGCTCTAGCTCATGGCGACATTGCAATTATGGACTGGGACATCAACGATGCCCAGCGTTGGGATTGTTTTGGCTGGAACTTCACCACAATTGAGTACGACTATCTAATGGGTTTGTCATGCAAGGTGTGGCTGGCAAGCCGCAAGACTTGGGAGGTTGGTCGCTACATGTTCACCGCGGAACCTTACGGAGATGGATTCTCCATGTCGCCACAACAAACAAAATCCCACCACTTCATCGCACTTAACAATGGACGGATCACGGCTGTTCCTGGTAACAATGTGCTTTGGAATGAATCAAGCTTTACCAAGACAGGAGACAAACCAAGCTGGCTGCGTTCACAGCCGCAGGTTTGGAATGGTGAACAGGCAACGTGGGATGAAGTTGTCGGAGAGGAGACGGCTTGAATGTACCACGAGGATATAGACCGCAGGCACATCAAGGCACTGGAAAACATTCTGGCGGAGGGCAAGTGCGAGCCAGGAAGGTTAATGGGAGAGGATGCGGGACATATGGCCAGCATTATGAATCAAATGCTTTACGACAAATTTCATGGACACGGTTGGGAGTTGGATCTCTTGACCGGTAGATTCGTGAGAACAACAGGAGAATAACCATGCCATTAGGAAAAGACATCGGAAAGAACATCAAGGAACTGCGTGCGGATAACATGAAGAAGGGTAAGGCTCGCGGTGCTGGCGGTACGCCTCGCAGCGAGAAGCAGATCCTAGCCATCGCACTTCGCTCGGCTGGGGTAAAGCCCAAGGCCGGTGGCCGCAAGTTTCGCATGATGGGCAAATGATCGTAACGGAGACGCAACGCCTCTCGTGGCAACGTGACGTTCTTAATGAGGCCAGAAGACTTCTGGTTAATTTAAGGCGTGACGTTGGCCACGGGCAGGCTATAGAAATTAACAACATCATCGCGCAGATTGATTCTGCGATGGTGATTGCATGGGAACTTATTGGAAAAGGAGAAAAGAATGAACGCACTATTGAAACAACCGGTTAACCCAATCCACATTCTGACTGCTAGGTTGAATGGGTTGGAAGAGGAATTGAGGAAGGTCCAAGCGGCCAATGAAGAACTGAAGAAACAGGTCTTTATGAAGTCGGGAATTGAGCAGATCAAAAACTTGCGTGAGTTGAAGGTTTGCGATTCGTTGAAGTTTATTGGGAAGAAGGCGGAGATCGTGGACAAGCGGTACCGAGTTTGGGAGGTGTTATTTAAGTGCGGGTTTACGATGTCGCAGATTGCAAGAGCTTGGAGCGTTGACCACGGAACTGTCTACCACGCCAAACTCAACGGATGGCGTGCGAGGTATATGGGTAACTAGAAAGGATACAACAATGAAACTCTGGACCAATAACACAAATCAAATCCACAAGGTTGACGATAACCTACTCCACACCCGCAACACTTATGTGTTGCCTGACGAGTTGACCGGACCGACCTGGGACGATTCCATCCCTTGCCCACACAAGATCAAACCTTACTATCCAGGCCGCGCTACCGGCGGAGCCACGGCAGTCTACCGCGCTGGTGCAATCGGGGATGCGGTGATAGCAACGGCCTTCGTACATTACCTAGTCCAAGAATCGGGCGGGGTTGTAGATGTCTACGCACCAGCCCGCAACCTTCCGCTTTACGCTGGACTTGGTGCAAAGCTTTATCCGCTGCCATGCTCGCTGGAAGCTTGGGAGAGTTATGATGCCCACCTGCCAACGGACGACCTATTTAGCGGTCAGGTTGGAAATACCAAGTTGGGAACAGGCGGGGGCAACTGCTATGACCGCATCTACACCTGGATGAATGCTGGAGATGTCGACCCCAAGTACAAACGTCCGCACTTATACCTCATCGACCCCGACCACAACGAACTTAAAGAGCTAGGCAAGTGGCCGCTACCAAAGCAGTTCTTCGCCTATCATGTGTCATCGAGTGGCCCCACCCGCACCTACCCACCAGCTATGGGTCAGGAAGCGGTGCTTGCATTGCTTGAGGCTCACCCCAACCATCACGCTGTCATCATTGGCCTAGACAACAGCAACAACTTCAAGGTTGATCATCCCAGGGTGATTGACTTGTTCAACACGACCAAGGCTATCCGCTCGCTGTTCCCAGTGATAGCCAACGCAGACTTCGTGGTGGCACCGGACAGCAGCGTCAACCACATCGCAGCTGGGCTTGACACGGCTTGCGTGTCGCTGTGGGGTTCGTACCACCCCGATGACCGCATGACCTACTACCCAAAGAACGTGTCGGTGTTTAAGCCTGATACCTGCCCACACGCGCCTTGCCGCCCACATGCGGGTCTACCGCAGGCAAAGTGCAAAGACGCGAGCAACAAGACACCGAAGACTCAGATGTGGTGTAACGCGCTCCGCAATATCACGGCACAGGATATTGTTGAGGCATCCATGAAGGCACTGGAGTTGGAGGATAAGAGTCAAGAAACCAAATAACTAACCGGCGATGTGGTATGCAGGGAGATCCTGCATCGGGATTTCCTCTAGTGTGTTCTCCTCTTGAATCAGAGCCGGTTTGAGTTTTTATGATGAACAAATGCCCCGAATGGTACGCAGAGAGATTCTGCGGCTGTGCGCTACTAACCACATCTGAAACAAAGGGGCATGACTTGCAACCAGAAAAGGTAGTGATATAGAAATAAACAGAAAGGTTGGTAGTGAAATGACCGATGAAGAAATCATTCGGTGGTTTAGACATGTTGAGCCACCGACAAGCCCGCACAGTTTTGCGGAGCTTCAATCAATAAAATTCCCAGAGTTTATCAAGGAGGACATGGAGCGTGCGTACATGCGTGGAGTCATGGACTGCGCGGAAGTGTTCCTAAATATGTATCGCAAGGGATACACCAGATCATCCGAAACCTACAATGTTGTAAGCAGGTGGGTGACACGCAAAGATGATGATGGGACCACGATGGAAGATTTGCATCAGCAGATGGATTCCTGGTGGGCAGTACGCAAGAAGGTGCTTGCAAGGTGCAAGGACAAATGCACGCTGTGCGGTTCAACCGATGAACTTGAAATCCATCACATTGTCAGCGTCCGAGATGGCGGAATACCAGAACTTAAAAATTTAACTGCTGTGTGCTTCAAATGCCACAGGGAAAGGAAAGATGAGAATACCAGCAAGAACGCAGCAATTCATCACAAACGGAGCACATGAGGGGCAACGCAACGAGGAGCTATTCATGGCCGCCCAGCAGTTAAGGGATGC